AGCGAATCTCTGTACGTCTCTACCGCGAAGGGTGCGACTACGTCTGGCGCATCACCGGCAACTTCGGCGACGAGTGCGAGACACTCCCGCGCCCGAAATCTATCAAGCAAGCCCGGCAAGATGCGCGAGCAGTTTTCGGCCGCGACAAGATTTGGGACATGCGCGCAAATTGGTGGGCTCAGCCGAGCCCGTTCCGCCCCGGGGCGCGGCGCAGGCCGGCCCTGTAGACCATGATCTCCCTCACCCAAGCCGCGACTATTCTTTCCCTCAGCACCGCCCGCCTGCGCGACCTCTGCGCCAAAAACCGGATGCCCGGTGCGGTCAAGGTCGGGCGAAATTGGATCCTTCCGGACAAACCCACGATCTCAGAGCCCGTCTGGGGCAGGCCGCGGAAGTAATCTGCACGCCCTGGCGCTGTGCCGCCGGGGCGTTACTCGGTTTTTGCTTCTTCGCGCGCCCTCGGCTGCGCAATCAGCCTGGCTATGGCAGACCCGATCCCGACGACCACCGACGCGACCCCGAACCACATCGGGGGGATTACCGTCTGGAACAGCGGGAGCGCGACTTCCATGGCGCCCAAAGCCGCCGCAAGCAGCGCCAGGCGGATGCTCCAGAGCCTCGGGGCAAGCGCCTGCCAATCGTCGATGAGGTTCACACGATCTCCGTGAAAAGTGACGATGTGCTGAAGTTGCCGTCAATGGCCTCGATCACCGTCGTCACAGTGGCGCACGAAGCGCACAGGAGACACGCGAGCAGAGCAGCGGCTTTCATTTGAGCTGCGTCTTGATGTACTGCCACACCGCAAGGCCCGTCGCGACGAGCGCGGCCCAAATCAGCCCCGAGATTGTTTTCTCCGTCACGGCAGCGCGCAGGGTGCGCCGCTCGAGCAGTAGCTCGATCTGGATTTCGTGATAGCGGCAGTGCCCCGCCCAATCCCCGCCCGGGAATGCCTCGGTGAACTTGCGTTCAAGCGCGTCGACCCGATGAGTCAACCCGATCTCTTCGGCCTCGGCCTCCCGCCATTCCTTTTCGGTGCGGCCGGCGCGCGCATCGGCGCGCGCATCGGCGCGGGCGCGGTCCGGGTCGATGTGGAGGATGTCCATTACTGGCTCCCGTTGCAGATGGCCCGATCGTTCGCGATCACTTCGCGGGCGGCGTTGAGCCGGGCGACGACGGCATCGGCCCGGTTGGCTTCGGCGAGAAGAAATTGAGAAGCCTCGCTCGAAAGCCCTCCTCCTCCTGGGCCACCATCACTTCGGGCGGCGCCGGCGGCAGCTTGGGTCCCGCCACCTTGATTACCGAGGGCGGGGCAGCCGGCAGGCGTTCCTGGGTCGCGCAGCCGGAGACTCCCACCAGCCACAGCATCACGATCGGCAGCAGCGCGTGCTTTCCCATCCTTCACCCCCGCAAGGTAGTTTTGACGGCGCCGCTCCTGTTCGGCCGCGCCTTCGTTTTCGATCTTGACCACCTGCGCGCGCAATCGCTCGGTTTCTGCGATTGCCGCGCGCAAGGCTTGGTTGTCCCGGACAATGAATTCGGCCCGGGCTTCAGCCCTTCCCGCCGCATGCGCCGCTTCCCGGATGCTGGAAAGGTAACTGGTCACGCCCCACACCAATCCAGCCAGCAGGGCGAGCCCGGCCAGCACCGCGGCGCCCATCACATAGATGTTGCCGCGCTGGCGGCCGCGTCCGGATTCCAAATCAAAAGGGTAAGGGGGGTGCCGTATCATTTCAGGTTCCGTACACGCCATTCGTAGCCGAGCTGGCGCAGGGCCTTCTGCACGGCGACGAACATGGCGGATGGCCTCATTTCAGTCCACCAGCGTCCCGCGCACATCGCCCGGCGCGCCCGGCTCTTCGATCGCCTGCTCGGTTACGACCTCGACAGGCTCTCCGGTCAGCACTTCCACCGGCTCGAGCACCGGCTCGAGCACCGGCTCGATCATCGCCTGGTCTGCGCCCGTCATCGCGCCGATCGGATAGAGCACCGGCTCAGTGAACTCACCCGGCGTTCCGTAGTAGCAATACGCCGGATCGCTACTGTGATACGGCGTATCGAACGCGAATCGTGAAAACCGCACATTCGGCACATGGCGCGCGAGCAGCCCCGAGCCATCGCCAAAGGCAGTGACGTGCACCAGGTCGTCCGGCAGCACGGCGGTAATGATCGCGGCTTCCCGCTTCTCGTCCTGCACCAGCACCACCGGCATTGACAGGGTTGCTTTCACAAAGCCTCCGTTGAGTTAGGCGTAAACGCCCGTTCGCATCGCCGCTTCGAGCAGCGGCGCGCGTGATTTGACTTGCTTGTGCCAAAGCGAGCCTTCCAGCCCGCGGGCGGCGCCCTCGTAGTCCCCGCGCTTGATGGCGCCCAGGGTGTTCACGAAGGTCAGGAGCGTCTTGATGCCCATGTTGAAGCACAGGTCGACCATGACGTTCTGGCGATCGTCGTCAAGATCCGTCCACCACGGCAGGCGCGCGTCGAGCTGCGCGCAGGCGTCGTCGATGTCCTCTTCAAACAGCCGGTCCCGCACTTCCGGGCTGATCGAGTCGCCCACTTTCTCCACGCCCGGGACTGGCTTCGCATCGCAGTTGTGGCCGATTCCGACCGTCAGTTTCCCGGCCGAGCACCGATAGGCCACCAGCCTGTCGCCCTCGGAGATCGCAAGGCGCTTTTTCAGGGTCTCGCGGTTCACGGCGCCGCCCCAGCGTAGCTCGTGACCAGCACCACGCCCAGGATCACCGCGGCCACCAGCACCATGTTGATGAGCAAGCCCAACAGGATCCGCCCGGACTTCTCTTCCGGCGTTTCCGGCGGCAAAAGAATCAGCATGGCGACCCCCAAAAGAAAAAGACCCGGACGAGGGAATCCCGAACCGGGCCGAAAACCGCCGTGAAGCGGCCAAAGGAGACAAGTCACCGAAGGAATGCAGGGGCCTTCGGACCCACGGTACTCGCCCGGCGGAGCAGTCTGGTCTGCGCCGTGCGTGTCTGCCTGGTTGCGGGAGCAAGAATTGAACTTGCGACCTCCGGGGTATGAACCCAGCGATCTACCACTGATCTATCCCGCGCTTGTACTAATCAACCGGCCGCGGAGTCTCGCCCTCTAGTCAGCGAGTGGTGTAGGGCGGCTCCGGGCGGTCGAAACTGACTGGCTACTCGCTGCATCCGCTTGCTCCGCTTGCCCGAACCTTTAGCGTTCGGGTCAGAGGCGTCTCACTCAGGGCGGCATCCGCTTTCGCAGTGGCTTTTGTTTGGGCAAGAAAAAAGCCCGGGCGCTTGCGCGAGCCGGGCTTTACGTTTCTTTGGGCAAAATCGTGCCCAACATTCGATAAAAAGGGATTCTACGCTCACGGACCGCCCTGTCAAGCGGTCTACCATATTTTCTCCACCCTGAATATCAGCGAAAGGCTTTGCCGGGCGCGCTCGAGCACTTCCGGCCCAGGATCTCGAAACCGGTACACCACCGGCTGCAGGCCCAGGTACATCAGGATGGCGATGCGCTGATCGTCGGGGAGCACTTCGTTCAGGATCTCGTTCGTCTTGAGGGCGCAGCGCCGGTCCACCGCCTCCACCATCTCCGCAAACCGGCTGATTCCCGCCACCCCGCCGCTCATAAAGCCCACCGCCACGGACATCCCGCCCCCGTAGCCGCCCGACATGAGCCAGAGCTTGTAGTTCTGGATGTGCCACTCGATCCGGTCGGGATCCCCGAAGTTGGCGCTCGGCCGGCACTCCGGGATGGTCTCGGCCATCTCCCGCAGGCGCACCCGTCCCTCGAGCTTGCGCAGGAGCCGCCGCTCGCGCGCCTCGGCCTCGACCTGAGCGATTTCCTCCTTCGGTATCACCATGCACGCCTCCACGATCACGGGGTTTTCTTCTTGGACTTCTTTTTCTTGAGGCTCTTCGCCAGGCGCGGCAATTCCTTCGGCGTCACGGGAAGCGCCTTTATGGGGCCGAAGTTGCATCCATCCCGTGCCCAATGCTCAAGCAGGCACAGCCGGCATCGTGGGGCGCTGATCCCGCTCATCGGTTCAGCAACGACTTGAGCCACTGAATTGCCTTGCCGCTTTCGATTTCGTCGCGCCCGACCTCAAGAATCGCCCACCCCTGCAACAGCCCTTCGGCGCGCTTGGTCAGGTCGGCTTTGAAACGGCCCTTGATGCGGTGCACCCCGCCTTGCACTTCAACCCCGAGCCTTTTAGCCCGGTAGCACACGTCCAGCCGGTGCCGCGAGCCGACCAAGTACGGCACATCGAACTCCGGGGCCGGCAGTCCAGCTTCCGCAATCTGGCGCTGGAATTCGACTTCGAGCGCGCTGCGCTGCGTTTTGGGCTTTGGCTTGTCTGCTATGACCGTGCGGACGGCAGAGCGCCCCAGCTGGCGCGCGATGCGCTCCTGGTGCGCTTTGACCGCCTCGGGCGTCATTCGGAGCATGGCGCTCATGACGGCTGGCCTTTGGGGATGGGGGTCATTAGGCGGCGATCTTGAGTTTCGGCAAGGCTTCGGCCAAACGATCTGCATACGGCTTCCACGCCTCTACGCTCTCAGCGGATTTCGTCGTGCGCTCATAGTCACCCCACGAAATGAAACGGTACTGCCCGCCGCAAGCGATTACCCAACGCTGAAAACACAGCAATTCTGGGCGACGGTCGAAAACCATCGGGTAAGGGTTGATCTGCCGCTCGACCATCTTCGTGAAGCGGTGCCAGAGTCGGTCCCACGTTTCGGCCTTGTCGTAGCCGATCAACATATAGGCCATCAGGTCCTTACCTAGAATGCCTGCCGCCTCCAACATATCAACGCCACGGAAAAATACCTTCTCGTCCTTGAGGTTGTCCCAAGCTGTGTAGAGGCGGCGCTTTGTGAAGTCCTTGTTACGGTACTTGATCGTCGCCAACGCCGACGCGCCTTCCGGGTGAATCAGCCGGACGTTTATCCCTTGCGAAAGGCAAACCTTGAAATTGCCGTCGCGGATCTCCGCAATCCTTTCCTTCCATTCCGGGTTGCCAAAAAAATCATTGTCGAGGATGTGAAGGTTTCGCGGGTATGGCTCGCCTCGCCAGATGGCCTCTATCGCGTTCAGGCTGCGCGGCTTGCCTTCCTTGACTGGAACAACACAGAAACCGCACTTGAGCCTGCAACCGCGCTGCGTGAAGCCTATGGACGCATCGAAGTTGGGATAGATGCTGTAGTCATAATGCTCGTAAACTTCCTCCCCGATCATTTCCTCGACGGTCACGCCTCCATCCCTTGCGATTCCCGTGCCGCTCACGAAGGCAGTCGGGAAAAACTTCTTGAACGTGGCAACTCGGTCGGCACTGAATCCGAAAATCGTACTTGCGTAAACAATGTCGGCGTCAGGGTCGAAAATATCCGGCTGAAGTCGGCGGGACAGGTAGACATCATCGCCCTGCGCCTTGTGATAATGGGCGAGTTTCATCAATGCGATGTTCGGGAGTTCCCCATCAATGGGAGTTAGCCGCACGACCCTCATGCTGCTATCGCGTCCAGGTCGATGCCTTTGGGGGTCATGGAGCAAACTCCATCATCCAATCGCGCCAAATGAAGGTGTTACAAATGCGCCCGTAGTGATACGGGAGCAGGCAATAGCTTTCTTTCTTGATCTCTGGTGATTCTATAAACAGAATCTTGCTGCCTTTGGCGAAGCGGATCGAATGGAATTCGTATGACTTCATCGAATACCACTCACCAATCCCGAACACTTCTTCCCTGTATCCAGCGCGAAACCAGTTCGCCGAAGCTTCGTTAAGCGCCTTGGCTTGGTAGTCGTATTGCAGGCGCGCGTGCGTGGCGTCATCCTTGCGCGCGGAAGCACTCCAGTACCGGCGATTCGTTACGCTCCCTGAGATTACAAAGCACTCAAAGTCGTACCTGTGATCGTGCGGCGTAATGTCATATTCCTGATCGCGTGACATATCGAACACCCGCACCACCCCGCCATCAAGAGACTTCGCCAGCAATGTGCTGCGTAATCCGGGGATGATGTAGTTTTCAAGCGCGGAGCCGGCCCCGAGAGCGCGCACAATCCGCAGCACGTCATCTTCGCCGCTCAAACGTACTCCGCCGAGCCTTCGCTAACCCATCGCTTGATCGTATCGAAGCTCACCCGAAATTTTCGCCGGGCATCCTTCACCGACTCGAACAACACGCCCTCAACCTTGATCTGCCGGCGGTTCTGGCCGCCACTGCCTACCGGTTTCGGGTAGACGTACCTTTTCTTGACGACCTCGCGCCGCTCATGGGTGCGCACCGGCAACTGCATGAGCAAGCGGAAGGCCGGCTCTGGCATGTCGCCCTTCATTGTTTGGCCGTCTCGTAGAGGACTTCCCACCACTCGTCTTTGGTCGCCAACTTCCGCACCCACCGGATGCGGTTCTCCACCGCGTTGCGCGCTTGCTGTTCTGTCAGGTAACTCCCGATGTGTCTGTCGTCGAGGAATGCGGCGATCGGCTGCGTATCCGAGTAAACGATGTACGCCAATATCCTCCCGTCTCTCTCGTCCGCGATGACCTGGTGCGCCCCGACTGCCTGCCATTTGAATTCGTCGCTCATACCGCCTCCTTTTCCTGTTGCATCCACGTCCGCAGTGCATACATCGCCAGCGCCGCGTGCAAATTCGGCAAATCCAGCTTTTCCTTGATCCGCAGTTGGTAGGTCGATACCGTCTTCACCGACAGCCCCAGGTCGGCCGCAATCTGGGCCGGCTTCATGCCCCCGATCCGAAGCAGCGCAACGTCCAGCTCGCGCGGCGTGAGCGCATCCGGGCTCGGGATCGGTGTCGCAAGGATGTTTGCCACCGCCCCGGCAATCTTCGCCCTGCGGTCGATCGACAGCTTTTCGCTGCGGTCCACCACGTCCATGAACATGGCTTTGCGATCGGGTACTGACTTCCGCACGATCTTGGCGCCGTAGACTTCCAGCGCCGCGTAGGCGTGGCCTGGCGACACGAAGTGCGTTGCGTCCTCGATGTCCGAAACCTCCTTGCCCCGGCACAGGTAGGTTTTCAGCTTGGACTGGTCAGAATCCTCCTTGGCCGGCGCGCGCTCGATCAGCACCACGTAGTGGCGGGTCTGGGTGCGCTTGAACCGGTTTCCGCGGAGAAGGCGCTCCCTCATAACCTGGCCTTCTTCATAATCGCGTCCGCCCGCGCACGATCGGCCCGCCTTTCCTCTTCCGTCACGTCGGGGAAGAGCTTGCGCTGGATGTGGTTGCAGACCTCGGCCCAGTCGTGCTTGGTGCTCAGGATGGTCTGAACGCCCTGGGTGCGGTAGCGGATGCGGGTTTCGCTCATGTCACGCTGCGAAAAGCCCTTCCTGCTCACGGTGCGCCTGTGACAGATTTTTGCAGGCTTGCTCGAAATAACTGCGCTTGAGTTCGGCCCCGAGAAACTTGCGGCCCATCTTCACGGCCATGTATCCCTCTGATCCCACGCCAGCGAACGGACTGAATACCGTATCTCCCGGATTGCTCCATAGCTCAATGCCGCGCTCGATGACCTGCAGCTGCAAGGCGCAGATGTGCCGCTCGTCGTTGTTCTCTCGCGCTTCTCGATACGTGATCGTGTCCGATGGGTTGATATCCATCCAGACCGGCGAGGCGTATCGCTGCCACAGCCCAACCGGGAAACTTTCATGCGTATGCGTGACGCGCTCCGGGTTTTCCCCTGGCTTTCGCATGGTCACGAGATAGTCAGGTATTCCTTGACGACTCATAGCCGAGTCTTTGCGAAGTTGCTTATACAAAAGTCCAAGCGCCTTCGTGCGCTGCATCGCAATTACCGGATCTTTCCAGATGCACACTTCGCTATGGAAGATCCAGCCTTCGGCCTCATGCAAGCGGATCAGTTCCCCGCGAAAGTCTCGGATGCCGATGTAGCCGTGATTCTGTTTTGACGTTGGCAGGTTCATGCAGTGGAACGAAGTCAACCGGCCCGGCATCGTCGCCCTGAATTGCTCTGCGACCATGAAGCGGTATTGCTCCATGAATTCCGCATCGTTTTTGCAGTTCCCCATGTCCCTGTCCGAATTGCTGTAGGTGTAGAGACTTGCGAACGGCGGGGAGTAGATCGAATAGTGCAGGCTGTCGTCTGGTATCTCCTGCGCGAGTTCGACGCAATCGGCAAGGTGCAGCGTCCACGCTTCGCCGGATTTAACGTCTCGCGTGTAGTCGTCCTTTTTTCGTTCGGCCCCGACCAGTGCGGCCCGGTTCAGATCCTTCATGTGCTCGACCATGTTTGCAGCCATAGTGTTTGCGTCACGCTCCTTGCGCTTGATGTTCGCCACCACTGCGCCCTCGGTTTCGGCGGTAATGACGTAGACGTTGACGGGTTTTTTCTGACCGAAGCGCCAGCAGCGGCGCACGGCTTGATAGAACTGCTCGTAAGAATCGGAGAGGCCGACAAAGGCCATGTTTGCGCAGTGCTGCCAGTTCATGCCGAATCCAGCGATAGACGGCTTTGTGACCACAACCCGATGCTCGCCATTCGTGAAGCCGAGCATTGCGGCCTCTTTCTTTTCGTTCGGATCGGAGCCGGTTATCTGAGTCGCATCGTGGATAGCCTTTGCAAGTGCCTCAGACTCTCCGTTCAGATTGCACCAGACAAGGAACGGCTCCTTGGTCGCATTGACGATTGCGGCGCAGTCAGAAACGCGCTCTGCAATCGTTGAACGGCGAGCCTGAAGTCTCTCGGTCAGCCCGTTGGCTTCGACCGCGAAAAGGAATCCGTCAGTCGGCTCGTCAACCTTGACCGTGATTTGATGCATGACGAGTTCGGGCAACGTGAAATCCCTATCGTCATACCCAAGGTCGGAAGGCTTGCGAATACACACAGCCCACGATGCGAGCCACTTCCAAAACTCGGATTCAGCGTGCCCCTTCAATCTCCATTTCTGCGTGTCGCCCCCATCGTGGACAAAGAACATGGCAAGCATTTCGACGCGGGACATAACGCCCAGAAACTCGGCATGGTTCCCGAGCTCCATGAAGTCATTCGGTGCGGGAGTTGCGGTACACGCCAGCCGGAAGGGAATCGTTTTCCCGGCTTCGATAATCGCTGTACGGGTTTTCCCGTCATACGCTTTCAGGATGCTCGACTCGTCCAGCACCAGGCCGGTGAACTTCGACAGATCGAACCGATCCATCATTTCGTAATTCGTGATCGTGATGCCATGCGCGGATTCGGCCTGAGTCCGTGCGTACTTGACCGGGATGCCGAACTTCTGGCCCTCACGTACCGTCTGCGAAGCCACAGCGAGTGGCGCGAGGATCAGAACGTCTCCGGGTACGTGCTTCGCCCACTCAAGCTGCATCGGGCTTTTACCTAGCCCGCAGTCAGCGAATACAGCAGCGCGGCCCCTACGCAGCGACCAAGCAACAATATCCCGCTGAAAATCGAACAGCGAAGGATTGAGCGGCGGAACCGTAGCTAACCCGGTATCCGGATCAATGACAGTCTTATTGCGGAGAAATTCGTCGTACCTGCTCATAGACCCTCCCTTTTCTCGAACGCCGCCCGCCTCGCTATCACTTTGCCGGCGCCGGCAATATGATCTTGCGTCCAAGCCAGCAAGGCGGCCTCAGTTCCATAGCGCGCCTCGAATCGCCGCTGGTTGTGGTCGCGGCTCACCACTTCGGCGTCGTTCCTGCCGCTGCGGTGGTGCAACGGGCAAAGACCGAGCACGAACATTTCGCCCATCCGTCGACCGGCGGAGAGCATGTGGTGAATTTCAGCCGGAGACCGGCCAAGCCCCTCGCGGATGCACACGCAACACCCCAGGTCACGAACCTGCGCCTGGAAAGCGGCTTCGGCTTTTCTCACCGCGCGGCCTCCGCATAAACCTCGATCGGCGGCACGGTCGGATCGGTCCACCGCACATCGTGCTCGGCACCGAACGCGAACATGATCTCTATGAGCATCGCCATGTCCGCCTTGTTCAGCTTGCTGGTCGAGATCCCGAGCATCACAAAACCGCCCTCGATGCCCTTGGCAATGCGCTGGTGACGATTCAGGCCCGCGCTGAAAACCACCTTCCAATCCTCCTTGGAAAGCAGTTGCAGCTCACCATCCACGGGCCAGCGCACCTGTCGGCTCACGTCGGTCAGCATTGCCCACATGCGGGAGTTTTGGGGTAGGGTGCGCGGTTCCTCGCCTTGCTCAATAGCGGGCACCAGCCTCATGACGGCACCCGCCCGGGCATCGGCTCGCTCAACAGCGTCAAATTCCTTTGCTGCTCGAGTATTGCAATCGTGGTTGGCGCTCCGATTGCGACCTTCATGGTCCCGTTGAGTGAGGCCAGAAATCCAGCGAAGAACAGCGCCCGGCGCACTTCGTCGATCCGGCAAACCAACGGCCCGAGTTGGTCCATGAAGTCCTGCGCAAGGTTGCCGCCCAGGCTCATCACGGCTTCGTCGTCCTGGAGATTCACGATCTGCACTTCGGGCTCGGTCATGATGGGAACTCCTGCACACGAAGGTCGACCGGCCACTCGGATGGGTCCGCACCAGCGCGGTCTTTACAATCCACCATGATGATGTGCGGCTCTCTGTCCCTCGTTGTGCCGAACCATGGCGATGACCCCAACTGCTTCACGAAGGGAGCAACGCCAGCGCCCTTGCATTGCTTCACCGTTTGCCGCGCCCATTCGATGTTGAATGGCCGCGCCTTGTGGCCCGGTTGGTCGCTCTCGCCGCCGACGATGATCCAGTCAACACGTTTATCGCGAGCACGTAACTTAAGGCGCAGGAACCCGGATGGCTGAACGTGCCCATCAAATTGGAATAGGAACTTTGACCAATCCACAGGACCAAGCGCCGGCTCGTAGGAAACGAATCGCTTCGAGGCCGGAGTCGCCAGCAGCTTCGGAATATCCCGGTCGGCCTCTTCCTGATTCACTACGCTCGCGCCAATCCACACGTTCCAGCGAGGCGATGCCGCCCAGTCGCCAGTGCGAAGCATGCGAGCCGCATTGCCAATGCGCTTGGTCAGCAGGAGCCAAGTCAGGTGCGGTGTTTGCTCGATCAGGTCCCACAGGTCGCCGCGCCAAGCGTCCGGAACCTCGTTATCAAACACGTCAGCAAGACTCGAGCAGAACACCAGATGCCGCTTGCCAGATGCCTGCGCATCGCGGTCCCACTTGAGGGGCGCCTTCCACGTCGAAACGGCGGTCCGGTGCCTCGGCTTACCCGCGCCCCATTCAATTTTCATTGCAAGCGCGGGGCGGCTCACGGCCGCATAGCAGTGATCGCAGCCGGGCGAAACGCGCGTGCAGCCGATCCACGGATTGAACGTCGAGTCGGCCCAGGCGATGCCCGTGGTCTCGGCCATTACGCCGCCCTCCGCGCGTATGGGTGCCGGGCTTCCACCGGCCGCGGGTAGTCATCCCTCTGCACCAGCGGCCCGCCAGTATCCTTTTTCATGCCGCCTGCTTTTGTCTTTGTATTTTCACGACGCACGCGCAAATCGCAATATTCAGGTCCGCATCTATCGCATCGAGTTTTTCGTCGCCCATCGGGTTGAACCACTGCACCAACCACGATCCGTGTTTGAGTCGACTTATTGATAGCCCAAACTCCCGGACAAGTTGCATTGCCTGCCCATCGTTGTTCGCCGGGTCATAGACGATGCACTCGCCAGCCCAAATGCCCATTTTGCAAGCCACGGCGCTCGCGCTTATTAGTCTCCACGCGGCCTGATCGCTAAAAACCTCGAACCCGAATGCTTCTGCGCAAATCCTTGTAAGATCGCGTGAGAGCTTCATGCCGCCCTCCGCGCGCCGGGCATGATCCGTCGCTCAAAGAATCCCTCGCGGCTCTTGTCGTGGAGCATCCACAACCGGCCGAGATCTGGACAAAAATTATTGTTCACCTTGAAGTCGGCCGGCGTCTGTGAAAGGGCAGTCGAATGCCGCACCCATTCAACGATCGTGCGCGCCGAGTAGTGCGCCCGCCCGCGCGCCCTCATCAAATCCGCCTGCCGCTCGAATTCCAGCCAGATCGCAAAATTCGCGTCCAGCCATTCGAGAAAATCCGGCCTGAACTGGTCCGGGCAGGACTCCACGAACAGCCGCGCCGTGGCCTTGCGGTCGTAGGATTCGTGAAGGCTCATAGCGGCCAACTTCTCCGGGACGGTTGGGATAAGCCAATTCATACCGCTTCCTTCTCCACTTCACACCCGAACAAATCCGCGCAGCCCTCGGCTTCTTCCTCTACAGAGGACCGCTTTCGCCCGTCCTTGGCCCAAACGATCACCCCGTGAATCCCGATTACGTTAAACCTCTTGGGTCGATACATTGGCTGCCCAACCTCCGCTTCTAGGTCGCTGACGCGCTCAACCTCGCCAGGAGTCAATCCTAAGAACGTCTTGCGGTTCGCGTTCACGCACGGATTACACTCACGGCTACGGTGAGGGAGAACGTCGAAACCGGCTTTTGCAAGAAGCTCGTTTCGCTCCTCATCCGTATGCTGGTAGAGCGGGTGCCATACCGTCCTGCCCCCGTGGTACTCGCTGGCGTAAATAAATTCCGGGGTGTCCGCCCGTTTCTTGCTTTCTGCGCGGCGCTTGCCAACGGCGACGATTGCGTTTGTCACCGGGTCTACCTCGTCTATCCATTCGAGGAACGGCAAGCCCTTGAGAAAACTCGTGCAGAACTGTTGCCCGTTACCCGGCCAGCCCTTTTTCATCCTGACGAGTGCAGGCATCCCCATGCTCATGCAGCGCACCGTCTCGAAGCCATAGGATTTCGCTAGAGCCTCGCCCCGCTCGACCCGCTGCGGCCATGAGGGGGATGCCCAGCCGGTGTCGCAATACACCGCGACGACGTTCGTTTGGCCTGTTTCGTGCGCCCACTGGAGCATCGCGATGCTGTCATTGCCGTAGCTGACTGAGATTGCTAGCACGATTCCTCCGAGAAAGGAAAATACTCATGCCGCGGGTCTTGCGAGAGGAACACCGAGGCAATGCCGCAGATGGCGATTACTATTTGTTCGATCATGGCTCGTTCAATCTCCGAGCAAGGAGGACAAAAGCGCAAGCTGCCTGTGTCGCCACAACCTGATTTCCGAGGCAGCGCAGGCGTTCGGCGCGCGAGTCCTTCGCGCTCACGCGGGCGCAACCTTCAGTCATGGGGAGCACTCCATTGCGGCGCGGACGAAAGCCGTAGCCGCTTCAGCATTGAGGCCGTTTCCGTAGGCGCGCAGTCGTCCCAGGCGGCTGGGAGCCCCTGTAACCAGCGGGAATGTGCCGGATTCAACTGGCCGCCACCTTCCATCCGTGCAGCAGAGCCAGTCAGCAGTTCGCCAGAAGCCGTTAAGCGGGCCGGGCCGATCTGCCTGGTCTGCGCCGTCAACGTGTCCGCCACGCCCCGGCTGTGCCTCATGCCGGCGCTCTCCGCGTCCTCGGCTCTCGGTGTTGCCCAACCTGCCAGCGCGACCGTCTTGCGCCACGAATCCGTGTTCCCCGCCTCGTTGTAATCGTCCGTCGCCTTCGTGCCCGCCATTGGCGTCGGCCACCCCGCAAGGTTCGCCTGCCGCGGCAACTGATCCAGCCTCGATCGCTCCGACCCGTCCGGGTTGATCCCGGTCGTCGCCATGCCTGCCGTGTCCTTCCAGTCTCGGGCGGCCGGGCTCGCCCATCCGGTCAGCAGCACGGCCCCATCCAAGTCGATCCCGCCCGCGTGCTTCGGGGTCGATTTCGTATTCGGCCCTCCGCTCGGCGTGTTCGGCGTTGGCCACCCAGTAAAGCCGCTGCCGGATGTTCGGGCTTCCGAAGCCCGCAGCGCAGGTATCGACCGCGCCGACGGTGTACGCCTCGCTTTCCAGGTCAGCGTGTACAGCGTCGAGCCAAGCGAGTCCGAGTTTGCTTGCAACTTGTTCGCCAATGACAGCGCGAGGGCGCCGCTCGCGGACGAGTGGGAACCAGACCGGCCAAAGATCGCGCTCATCATCGAACGCTTCTCCCGCGCCGGCATCGCTGAATGGCTGGCAGGGGCAGGAGCCTGTCCAGACCTCTTTTTCGTCCGGCCACCCAGCTTTCCGGAGGGCGTAGCTCCAGATCCCGATGCCGGCGAAGAAGTGGCACTGTCGGTATCCGGCGAGGTCGGAAGGTCGAACATCGACAATTGACCGCTCATCGACATCCCCTGGGGCAATGTGCCCGGCCGCAATGAGGTTGCGCAGCCACTGGGCGGCGTGGGGGTCGATTTCGTTGTAATACGCGCATGGCTTCACCGGGGGCGGCGATTGAAGGTGGTTGAAACCGTCATGCCGCCACCATTCCCGGCAGCCGCTTCACCGCCTCTACCAGCGGCGTCACGGTCAACTGCCGTCCCTCCCCGCCCCGCCCGTGGACCATCGCCGCGCGCTTCGGATCCCCGATCAATTTCGGCCCCGGCGCCGCATATCCGTTGGCCACGTTGTCGCGCTCGATGATGCCCGGCAGCACGCTCGGGTAATCGTCCGTGCCCCCCTGCGTGCGGTAGGCCCGGTAGCGTTGCTCGAACTCCTTTTGCTTGAACGGCAACTCCTTTTCCGGAACGGTGCCAAACCCAATCCAGCCGCCCATTTCGTGAATCACCGCGTTCACGATCGGATCATCGAAACACACCGATTCGTAGGTCCCGACGTGGTGCACGGCCCGCTGAACCTGCGTCCAGGCGAGCGTTGCGCGATCGAGGTTCGTCCCGCCCAGGAGCTTCACGATGTCCGCGGGTTTCGGCAGGAATTGCCCGTTGTCCGGGTTCACCGCGTGGCGGTTCATGGCGTCCCGCACGGCCTCGAAGTCGAAGGGCTTCATGCCCTCCCACCACACGCTCGCGGCGAAGGTGCTGAAGTCCTGCCGGTAAAAGGCGTGCACGCCGGAGAGCAGTTCGCAGAAGGCTTGGGAGTCAGTGGGTTTCATCTGGCGGCTTCCAGTCCCCGTGCTTTGCCTTCCAAAGGGCGGCTACGCGGCTGTTTTGGGCTTCGAGGGCGTCTTGCTTGGCCACCCACTCGGCGGCTACCCTGGCGTTGCGTTCCTCGAGGGATTGCTGCTTGCTGCCGTTCGCGCGCACCGGACCTTCCTTGCGCACCCAGTTCCGCCAGGTCGCCGGCCAGTCGAGCTTGACGGCCTTGCTTCCGGGTTGGGCGACCCAGTAATCCCGGAAGCCATCGGCGGTGGCTTGGGGGTTGAGATCGGGTCGTTGTCGCCGGCAGAATTCGACGTCCTCGGGTCGGGGTGCCCAGTCGGCGGGCAGGCGCGAGCCGCGCTCTGCTCTTTTTTTCCCTTTTCCGGATTCAGCAATCAGCAACCCGGGATCAGACAATCCGGTATCAGGAATCAGGTTAAGGGAATCAGGAATCAGACGGGCTAGACTAGGGCCGGCCTCGGTCGAGACTGAGGTTTCACCACCATCCGGTGGGGTAGAAGTCTCGGGTAACGGCGCCCTTGGAATGTGGGTAAGACTGGGGCCAGCCCCGGGCTTAGGTATCGTTGAAGGCGGTTCTTTGTGGTGCGGATGCTGGTGTTTGGCGAACGCCAATAGGCCGATGTACCGCGCTTCATTTACCGTGTAGCGCACCAGAAACCCGGACTGCTGAAGCTCGTTAAGGGCTTTGTCTACGTCTACGCTGTCGCCGGGGAAGATCGCCATCTTGATCCGCTTGGGGCGATCCTCAAGCCGACCTTCACGATCCGCGATCGTCCACAGCCCTATGAAAAGCAGCCTGGTTGAGAATGGAAGCTCGGCTAAATCTTCGTTTCCGAAGAAGCCGGGTTTGATGTTGCGCGCCCTAGCCATGCGACCCTCCGCTCATTCCGTTCCCCCGCTCTTTCCGCCCAACAGACGCACAACCCGGTCGACGCCATCGGAGTGCATTCTTTTCACTTCATCCGGGCCGAAGGCGATCACGCGCATGATTTCCCGCAAGAACTCCGCACTGGGCTTTCCGCACTCGGCAGCCTTCGCCTCGAACCGAGCCTTGACCACCGATTCGATCTTGAAGGCTTCGATGCGGTCGTCCAGCTTGCCCAGGGGCGAAGTGGTGCCGTTGCGGGAAGGAAGGGGATCGTGGCGTGCCATTGGTTTTTTTGTGGATCGGGCGGTGGGCCAGATCACGCGGGCGGCGTTGCTCGAGCGCGGGGGGGCGGAATAACTGGCTCATGCGCCCTCGCCCTTTCAATTTCGTTGAGCGTTTGGAGATAAGAGGCCACGGATTGCAGGCGCTCGTAGGTCGGCGCGGACGAGTATTTGCCGCGCCCTATCTGCGCAATCCACGAGTACGAAACGCCAGGCACGGCCGCAGCGATTTGCTTCCACTGTCCGCGACGTGCCCGGATACCAGCAGTGACCTCCTGTAGTAGATCCATTTGCCTTGGTTCTCAAAAGTTTGAGAATTGTATGCTCAAAAGTTTGCACCGGTCAAGCGGTACGCTCAAGCAATACTTGGAGGCCCTTCTGGACGAGAACCTTCAGCACTCGTTTTCGGAGCACTCGCTCGCAAGGATGCGGCGCGAGATCGACGTACTTTGTCGATAGCCTTCTGAACGTCGCGACTGTATTTACGGCAGGCTTCGTCGCGCTCGGCCTGTGTGAACCACCCAAGCTGCGTCCGCAGCCAAGTAATAAACCCCATCGTTTGACCCTCCTGTAAGTAACCCGAAAGGCGGGCTTGGCGGAATTATTGCACAAGTGCGCAAAACTTTGCTTGACTTGCGCGCAAAACTTTGCGCATAATTCGGTCAACTACCCGCCAAGCAGGAGAAACCATGACCCGCCGCCCGCACCGCCTGAAACTCGGCCCCCACGTCCTGTCCTTCTGGACCGTGCAGGGGGTTGCCCTCGCGCGCAACGCTGCCGAATCCGAGCTGGACGGCAACGCCGAGCGCGCCCGCGATTTGTGGGCGATCGCTCGAGCCACTTCACCCGCCGATTCCAGCACCGAGGCGTTTTGCGATTCCCATAGCGGGGTGACGGCGTGAATACCGCTGACATCACCGCCATCGGCGAGCAGTGGAACGGCGGCATCTTCGCCGGTGTCACGGTGCACCAGAACCGCCCGATGGGCTTGGTCTTCTTGCCGGCCGAGGAGATCAAGGCCAACTGGCAACGCGCCGGCGAATGGGCCACCGAGCAAGGCGGCGTGCTGCCCTCGCGCATCGATGCGCTGGTTCTCTACGAAAGCCTGCGGGCGCATTTCAAGACCGACGGCTACTACTGGACCGACACCGTCCATCCCGGCACCGCCGACTACGCGTTCATCCAGGACTTCGAGTACGGCTACCAGTACTACGACCGCAAGGACAGCCGCTGCCGAGCCCGTGCCGTCCGCAGAGTCGAGATTAGCCAATGAAAACCGCTGACATTCTCCAGGCGATCGAGCGCCTTCACCGCGCCGGGTCCGCTCTGCGCTGCGGTGATTTGACCATCCCGCAGCAGTGTTCGCTGGCCACCGAATGCTACGACTCGGTGGTGACGCTGCGCCACGCCCTCGAGCGCGAGCACCCGGAAACGAAACTGGAGACGACATGAACAAGCCCCATGAGTGGCTGCATCAGCGGAGAAAATCATGAACGAGCGTGACGATGGCGGACCGGCGTTTCCGGTAAACGAACACTTCGATGAGCGGCGCGGCGAAGTGACCCAGTACGCCAATGCAGGCATGAGCCTGCGTGACCACTTCGCGGGCGAGGCGCTGAAATCTCTTGTCCCGCTTACTAATGGCGAGCGAATCGCAAAGGTGTTTGAGACGCTGAACCAGCGACGGGACACAGGCGAAACGAACGCAACACCACAAGAGTACTTTGCACAGGTTGCTTACGCGCTGGCCAACGCCATGATCAAGGAGCGCGCCAAGTGAAAACACCCAAGACGCTAGAGCCGCAAGTGAAGGTGGCCGCATGAGCGCCGCGCATACGCCGCTCACGGATGCGCTGGTGGCCTCGTACCGCGATTCCAAATTCCAACCTAACAAGTTCCCTCTGGCCCCAGCAATCGTCTTCGCCCGCAAGCTCGAAGCCGACCGCGCCGGCCTGCTGGCCGCTCTCGAAATGGTCCGCGATGCTGATAACGACTGCGCACGCGATTTTCTGCCGACCATCCCAAAAGCCGCGCGTTCCGCAATCGACGCGGCTATTGCCAAAGCAACTTCATAACCCCAAGGAGCAAACAACAATGAGCAATCTCGCAACGATCGCGCCGCGCGCGAGTTTGGTTACAAAGTTCGCATCGAAGTATTCCATCGAGCCCGACAAGCTACTCCCGATCCTCAAGGCCACCGCCTTCAAGGTCAAGGATGGCGAGGCCACGAACGAGCAGATGGCCGCGCTCTTGGTCGTCGCGGACCAGTACGGACTCAACCCGTTCACGAAGGAAATATTCGCCTTCCCGGACAAGCAGAACGGCATCGTGCCGGTCGTCGGTGTCGACGGCTGGAGCCGGATCGTCAACGACCACCCGCAATCGAACGGCTTTGAATTCCGGGCCGCACCCGACTTCGTGACGCTCCCGGATGCGCAGCCCTGCCCGGAGTGGATGGAAGTCGTGATCTACAGGAAGGACCGCGACCATCCGATCGTGGTGCGCGAATACCTCGACGAAGTGTACCGGCCCCTTGGCATCTACAAGGACGGCAACAAAATGAAGCCGGGGCCGTGGCAGTCGCACACCAAGCGGTTCCTGCGCCACAAGACGCTGATCCAGGGCGCGCGCATTGCTTATGGGTTTGGCGGAATTTTCGACGAGGACGAGGCCGAGCGCATCATCGAGCGCGACATGGGCACGGCCGACGTGACCTCCACCGTTGTCGCCATGCCGCAGTCGAAGTCGCAAAAGCCTGCCGAGCGCGTGATCGAATCCGCAGCCCCGCCCCAAACGGAGTCCGTTGTGCTCCCTTCGGACGCCGGGGCGACGGGCTCCATACAGGAAGAAATGGCCGTTTCCGACGAGGCCCCCATCAAAGCCGAGAAAGAAGGACTGCTCACCAGAGGCCAGATCCGCATCCTGCGCGCGCGCATGGAAGCCGCGGCCCTGTCGGACGTGGACATTCAGGCGAAGTTCGGCGCGAAGCTGGACGACATCGGCGCCAACACGTTCGAGGCGGTCTCGAAATTCATCCGGAACCCGATGGGCGAGTGATGCTGTCCTTCGATCCCCTCGCGCATCGGTACTCCTGGGACGGCCAACCCGTTCCGGGCGTCACGTCAATTCTCGCCCCGCTGATGAACCTGTCGCGCATCGCGCCGGATGTTCTGGAAACCGCCCGGCAGAAAGGCCAGGCGATTCACCGCACGATCGAGCTTTACTGCAAGGACGACCTCGACGAAAGCGCCCTGCCCGACTGGCTGCAACCCGTGCTCGATAAGTGGAAGCGGTTTGTGGCCGAGGCGGATTTTCGGCTGATCGAGTCCGAATTCCGCGTGTACCACCCGACCTTTCGGTATGCCGGAACACTGGACCTGTTCGGCAAGGTGAATGGCTCGCCCGCCTTCATCGACATCAAGCGCAGTTTTCTCGCGGGCGACGTGACGGGGCTGCAGCTCGCGGCTTATCACGAGGCGTACTGCGCGCAGGAGAAGGTGGGCAAGAGCGCCAAGCGGTTTGCGCTGCGCCTCTCCGAGACCGGCCCGTACCGACTTCAGGAATTCACCGACCGCAACGACTTCAGCATCTTTATGGCCCTACTCGCCGTGAAGCGGTGGAGAGAAAAACACCAACCCAAGGAGCAAGCATGAGCGCCGTCCTGCAGGAATCCGTAAACGACGAAATCCCCACCGAACTGTCGGTGCGCATCCCCGTCACCACCGCCGTGGCCAACCAGATCAAGCCCGCCGGCGCCCTTGCGCTCGCGCAGGAATTCACGATCGACGGCCCGGAAATGGCGCAGATCGCCGCCGACCAGAGGAAGGACTGGGCCGGCCAGATCGACCACATCAAGAAGATGCGCCTGGACTTCCTCAATCCCGCGAAGTTGATCGTGGAGGCCGCGGCAAAGTGGTTCAACCATCCGATCGAGGACCGCGAGGCCGGGCGCGAATTGCTCGGGCAAAAGCTGCTGACCTGGGACACGCAGGAAAAGGCACGCATCTCCGCCGAGAACGCCAAGCGCGAGGCCGAATCCCGCCGGATCCGGCAGGAAGCCGATGCCAAGGCCGCTGCCGAACGCGCAAGGGCCGAGGAAGTCGCCCGTGCGGAGCGCGTGAAAGCCGCTGCGGCCGAAGCCGAGCGCCAGCGCCAGGTTGCCGAAGCCGAACGCCTGCGCAGGGAGGGCGATGCCAAAGCCGCCGCCGAAGCCGATCGCAAGGCCAAGGCCGCCGCCGCCGACGCCGCGAAGGCCACCGAGAAGGCTGCTGCTGCCACCGAGAACGGCGAAGCCCGCGCCCAGGAAACCGCGTTGCAGGCCGCTGCTGCTGCGACAGCCGCCCCCATGGTCGAGCAGGTGAAGGCCAGCGGCATGAGCGTGCGCTCGAACTGGATCGCCCGCCTGCAGCCCGGCGTGACCGAGGAAGCGGCACTCGTCCTGATCGTGAAGGCCGCCGCAACCAAGCCCGACCTGATCGCGCTCCTGAAGCTGGACGCGAGTGCGCTGAATAAGCTCGCCAAGGCCCTCAAGAACAACATGAACGTCCCCGGCTACGTCGCCGTAGACGAGCCCGTGATCGCCGGCAGCCGCAAGTAAACAACCCAGGGAGGTTTGAATGAGAGAACACGAGACTCGCCCCGACGATTGCGATGCCGCCTTCCTGTGCTTCGCCGTCATGGCCGCCATGGCCGCGGCCGGAATGGTGGTGGGGGTCTTCCTATGAAGACCGAAACCGCCCTGCGGGTGCTGTCGGTGCTGCTGTTTACGGCGGGGTTCCTGATGCTGCCCGACCTCCTGCACCCAGTCATCGCGGAGCCAGTCGTGGCAAAGGCGCGCGGCTACGACTACTTCTCGCCCTACGCCCCGCCAAGTGAGTGCAGCGGACGGCAATGGGTGCGCCACCAGTCAGACGCAGACCTGCCGTGGCACGAGTGCGTCGACCTTGTGCTGAAGATCGCCGCGCACAGGGGCTTGTGATGGGCCTCGTTGACCAGGCCGACCCGGTTTGCGCGCTGGTGGACCAGATGGCGACCGATCTGCACGCCGAGATCCGCCAGCAATTTCTGATCGCGCGCCTGAAAACAGAGCAGCGGTTCCGCGAGATCCAGAACTTCACGAACCGAAGTATCGGCCAACGCAGGCGGTACCTGCGCGCGCGCCACATCAAAGGATCCATCGAATGGAAATGAAATCAGTGAAATCGAGCCAGGTGAAGGCCGTTGGCTTCGACCCGGCCACCAAGACGATGGCCGTGGAATTCCACGGCGGCGGCATCTACCACTACTCCGGCGTCACGCCGGAGCAGCACACGAAGATGCTGGCGTCCAAGTCCATCGGCGGGCACCTGCATGCGCACATCAAATCGACGTGCAAGTGCGTGAAGCAGGCTCCGCCCAAGAAATGAACGCGAAGCTCGCCAAGGCCATGCGCAAGGCAGCAAAGGCAGTCGCCGCGCAGTCAGTTGCCGCTCACCAAGGACCGGGTGCTGCAAAGCGGATATACCGCGAATTGAAGCGCAACACCAAAAAGGGAGCGCCATGAAAAGCCTACTCGACAAGTCGTTTGTCTACACGTCGGCCGTCAGCACCGATATTGGCAAGACGTTCGCCCGCATCCACGCCAAGAACAGGAAGGCGAAAGCCGCCGAAGCCCTCTCGCGTCAGGTGGTGCCCATCAAAGCGCGGAAGCCATGAGCGACCTACTGCGCGTGAACGATACAGAGCACCGAGATTTTCCGATCTGCCCGAAGTGCGGGCATGAGGAATTCGATGCATGGGAGATTCGCCTCGGACCAGGCATCGAGGGCGACGGAGAAACGGATTGTGGGGGGTGCGGGTACACCATGCTTATTAGCCGGCATTGCAGCATCACCTATACGACGAAGGCCAAGGAATGAGCGGATCGGGCGCACGGAAGCGCAAGGAAGTTGACGCGCTGCGGGCTGCAAAATTGGCAGCGCAAGGCTGGACGCACAGGATGATTGCCGATGCGCTCGATAAGCGACCGGAGCAGATAAAGGTGCTGATCGTGCTTGGCGAACGATTCAAGGAGAAACCATGAACGACCTACTGCGCGAGTGCCGCGATAAGTTTCGGCTGTTCGTGATGGGCTACGACGACCGGCTGGCAATGATTGCCAAGATCGACGCCGCCCTTGCGGCTGATGCCCTGTCTGCGGCCCAGACATACCCAGACCGCCGCTTCGAGATTGCTGCGCTCGAGCAGAAACTCCCCTGGCCTTGGACCGGCAGCATCAGCAAAGAGCGATACGGTGACACGCCGCCCGAGCCGAAGCGCCTTCCGAGCGTGGCGGAAATGCGCGGGATTCTGTCCGAGGAGAATACGAATGCAGCGCCGCAGGGCGCGACGATCTCTAATAACGGTCGGCCTGAGAATCCTACGGGAACTGCTCAGAGTCCTGCGGTCGCTGCACCCGAGCCGCAGCAGGAGCCGGTGGCGGACGAGCATTTGCCGTGGCTCCAAGTATGGCTTGACGAAAAAATTGTCCGTGCGACCGGCGTGCGGCGCGAAGTGCTTGAAGATTTGCAGCACGAACTGGACGCCCGCCCCTCCCCGCAGGCTGCGGAGCAGGAGCCGGTGGCGTGGGATGCCAGCGTCTTTAAAGGTAGTGAAGGATTGCGTGGGCTTCTAGACGAGCAGGAATTCTGGGATCGGCAGCTATACGGAACGCGGCTTTACTACGGCGCGGGCGGAATGGATTACCTGCATCGTGACGTATTGCGCGCCGCCGTGGATGCTCTCGCCCGCCCCTCCCCGCAGGCTGCGAGCGAGGCGGTAAAAGGACCGGAGGAATACCAGTACGCTCGGCGGCTGGCAGAGGCGCTATCTGAACGGCACTACGGCGGTAATAAGGATTGGCGACCGTTGCCTGACCTCATGGGCGTGCTGACGCAGATCGACAACATGACATGCAGACTTGAACGCCCCGCCCCACCCGCCGCTGCGGAGAGCGTGAGTGTGCCGACCGAGGCAATGCTGCTGGCTGCACAGACAGTGGATTACCCGGTAGGCACAGTACCGGGGACGACTGGGTTTCCGTACTACCGAGCGATTTACCTCGCCATGCAAGCCGCGAAGGAGTCGCCATGAAGATTAACGGTTATCTGACAGGGAATCAGCTTCGGATCGTCCACTCAGCTCTAGCCACCGCTGGCTACGACAGCGAACAGACGCACCCCGGATGTTATGCGAAATTCTGCTACACGACATTCGTGAGCGCGCTACACGCCCTTGAGCAACCTGAGGTCGCTGCACCTTCACCGCAGGATGGCAGGAGCCAGCGAGACTATTTCATCGCACACGCCCCGGCTTCGGAGATTGATAACCTGATGCCGAACACTACGGGCGAACTGGCGACGTGGCTTGGGCTGACCGACAAGTACGACTTCAGCCGGGACTATGTGCGATGCGTTGCGAAGGCTCGTGGAATATGGGCAGACGCGATGATCGCCGCCGCGAAGGAGTCGCCATGACCACGCTGGCGCAAGTGAAGCCGATCCACGCTCCATCGTACGAAATGTTCGTGAAACTCCGCAAGGTGGAGCACGTGCCGATGGTCATTCTCACCAACGCCCGCTACAGAGCCGACCAGAAGCTGATTAAGGCTGTGAAGGAGTGGAATAACAAACCGCTCGATCTAGCTAGGTTTGCACTCACTGACGCAATCGCCGCCCACAACAAGGCCACTGGAGGCAAGCCATGAAACTACAGCATTGCGGCGTGTCGTACAACGGCGGGGTATTAGAGAAAGATACCTTCGCGTTCATCCACGCAGGGGTCAATCCAGTATCTGGGATCGTGTTTCATTGTCGGGGAAACCCACCGCGCCCCCGCATTTGCCAAGTAACAATCCAAGAAGGCGAACCCGCAAACGGCGTGCACGGATGGGACGGCAACAAGGTAGAGCCGACTATCACTCCATCAATCGGCTGCGCGAGCCGAAAGGGCTGTTCTTGGCACGGAAACATAACGAAAGGAGACTTCACGCCATGACTGACCAGACCGCGAAGTGTGCGGGATGCGCGAATATCGCTGCGCCCCCAAGTGACTTCTGCTCGCCAGAGTGCGCTCAGAAACACTATGCAGCGATCAGCGACCTAATTACCGGCAAGACGGTTGCCGATCTACAAGACGCGCTGCAAAAGAGTGAGCGAGAGCTTGCGGCAATGACGACGCTCAATCGCGTCCACGTTCAGCAATTAAACGCACTCGCACTCTCGCCGCCCTCGTCGCAGGACGTGGGCGAAGTGGCTGTGACGGTCACGAAGTCCTGTGGCAACGTATTCCGCGATCTTGGCCTAGAAAACGCTGACGCACTTCTGGCCGAGTCGTATGAGCGCATTATCAATGCGCTGCGTTTTAAACTCACGGAGTCAGAGGCCGAACTCGCAGCTATCAGCAAGGTCGATCACGAGTTAAACGCAGCCGATGAACTCATCAAAGCGGAGCGAGAGATTGTGCGGCTCTCGACCGCGCTGCAAAAGGCGGAGGCCGAACTCGCCGCCCTCAAGCACGACGCGGCGCAGGAGCCGGATCACGTCGCTGGTAAGTGGTGCGTGAGTCTGCGATGCGCACGGTGTTACAGTGCAGACACTTGGCAGGCATCCGAAGTAACGCGCCTCTCGACGGCGCTGCAAAAGAGCGAGGCCGAGAACGCAAATTTACAACTGCAACTCTCCGGCAAGCACGCGCGGGACGCTGAGATAGATGAATTTTACGCAAGGTGGCCGGAAGGGCTAGACGAGGTTGAAGCGATTGCTATCGCAAATCGGAGACTCTTCGACCGCGCCGAAGCAGCTGAGGCCGCGCTGCAAAAGGCGGAGCGAGAGATTGGGAGGCTTACAGCGGATGCGGAGCGGCTGGACCTACTCGAAAAAACGCTACACATCGACGCGACAGGCGACGGATCAATATTCGCGCTGTTCATTCCGGGCGTGGACCCGGCAACGAACAGCGGAACTTTGCGCGAGCTTATCGACGCGGCAAAGCGCAGCGAAACTCAACGGGAGACTCCATCTTGAGCGGCTTTCCAAACTTAGCAGAAATCTCTGAGCTACGCGCCGAGCTTGAAATCGTCAAAGATCAGGACGAGGACATAGCCCAGATAAAGACAAAAATCCATGATGCGCAATTCGCCCTGCAATCCGCAACCGAGAAACGCCGTGACGCAATGCAAGCGGTCGAAAGGCTGCTCAACAGCATGGACTGCCAGCAGCCCAGAAACAACGGATACGAGAATCGCCGGCTCGCGCTACTAAAAGGATTAGCCCAAGTGGCAGAGCAATACGGCAGAACACACAGATGACACCGATCAACGCGCACTTGAAAAAGGGGGAGAAATGACTACCGTAACTCACGCTCCTGACCAGCGGGGCGAAACCATAGTGCTACCGCAGTATGTAGGCTCATGGCAGATGGGCGGCAGCTACGGACTGCGAATTTCCGTGACGAAAAAACCTCGCTGGCTGACACGCAAGGTTGCCGCGTGGCTGTTGGAGTGGGAATGGAAGGGGAAAGCATGACCGCACCGACGAAACCCGACGAATCCGCGCTGTCAGTTGTCAAGGAATCCTTGACCGCTGATGGGTTCGACGTACATGAGTTTATCGCCACCGTGAACGCGCCCGACCTTGCGAAATTCGCCCGCCTGCTGTTCGCTGAATCCGAGTGGCCCGAGGGCGGAGATATTGACGGGTTCGCGTTTCAGGATGCTGCTGTCGAGTGTGGCCTGCTGACGCCCGAAACACGCACCCAAGCCTGCGCCGAGAACTGCCATTGCGCCGAGACGCAGGGCTTCGAGGGGCCGGTGATCTGCTTCCGAAAGGCCGCGTTTCTGATGGAGCCGAAATGACCGTCTGCGAACTTTGCACGATCAACATTCAGGGCACGGCGTACCGCACCAAGCCGCAGCAGCGCAACGGCTCCGAACATTCATGGAGCATCCCGTCAGGATTCGTTGTCTGCGCGCCTTGCAAATCCGCGATTGAGGATGCGACAGCCGAAGTGGCGAAGATGCGGGCCGCGAAGTGATGGGCGCTTATCTCAAGGGGCCGGAAAAGTGAAAGAGCGACCTATCCTATTTTCAGCGCCGATGGTGCGCGCCATCCTCGCGGGCACAAAGACGCAGACGCGTCGCGTCGTGAAGCCTCAGCCAATGTATGAAACCACATCGCAGGGCGTGCGGTGGTCTCGCTGGCGCGGGCAGGGCATGACCGATCCCGAGGGGATTAAAAAATGCCTTCCTCCTAACTGCCAATACGGCCAGCCCGGCGACCGGCTGTGGGTGCGCGAAACCTTTTTGACGCGCTGCGCTGGCGAATTCACCTGCTACCGCGCCGACGCTGGCTTAGTCGAGGCGGCCGGATTTGGCGCGATGTACGGAGGATGGACGCCGAGCATATTCATGCCGCGCGCCCGCTCGCGCATCACGCTCGAAGTTACCGGCGTGCGCGTCGAGCGGTTGCGGGAGATCAGCGCGAGCGATGCATGGGCCGAAGGTGTTCCGCACTCGCCGGACGTTGATCCGGTGCATGAGTATCAGGACATCTGGGAATCCATCAACGGCGCGGACTCATGGGACTCAAATCCGTGGGTCTGGGTGGTCGAGTTCGCTTATCTCAAGGGGGATGAAGGATGAATTGCACTCTTTGCGGTGCCGCGTCCAACGACATATTCGCTGCGACTCGCTCAGGATGGGATTGGTTTACCGGCTATTTATACGAGCGGTTCGTGGCCTGCCCCGACTGCCAGAAAGACAGGCCGCTAGACGTTGACCATTCGCGTAAATTGTCACAAGTCGAAAGGCCGTTGCGCAAACGTGTGCCGCCGGTTCACCCCAGCAAAAAGATTTGGGTGCCGTTTTGAACAACGGGGAGCGCGGAATGGGTTCTCTGCCGAAAGGCCGGAACCCAAGTAAAAATCAGGGCAATCAGCCCGTGCGGTATCTTCATGTGTACCACCGCCGCCCTGTCGCTCCCCACCACGGTAAAGATTCCCCATGACCGGCGCAGAAATGGCGGCTGATGCGAGAGCGGCAATCGCTGCGGGTACGCACATGACGCTGGTTCGTGTGCGCGGGCGGAAGATGCCGCCGAAGTGGCCGCGAGGGGAATTGCTCTGCGAGAACCACGACGGGAGGAATGTCTACAGCTACGACCCGGCGCGCATCCTCAAATGGCTCATCGCCACCGGACTGGCCTCATGACCCTCACACTGGGCGAGGCGGCTTGAGCCTGAACCTAGACCAAGCCGCCTCCAGGCTGGGCATCCACCCCGAAACGCTGGCTAGGCGAGCGCGCAAGGGGCAAGTGGCGGGCGTCTTGTGGCGCCGGCCGTGGAAGTTTGACGAATCCGTGCGGCTGCGCGACGATTGCCTTGGGTCGGCGCTGCCTCAACCACAGGGGGCAGTATGCCTACAAAAAGACCAGACTCCCGGTTCTGGCAGATCGTTGTTACCGGGATACGCCGCAGCTCTGGGACTGCCGACTTCGACGCAGCAAAGGCGCTCGAAGGCCGGCTGAACCTGGAGGCATGGAAGCAGGATAAAATGGGCGCCAAACCCAAGCGGTCCTGGCAAGAGGCAGTTGAAAGGTGGTGCAAGGAAAGGGCGTCGAAGAAGTCGCTTGCAAACGACGTGCAGTATTTCTTGTGGTGGCACGAGCACTTTTCGGAGGTTGACGACTTGAACCTGATTACCCGCGAGCTTGTTGATGCGATCGTCCAGCAGCACCGGCCGGTCGACGTCAAGGAGCGGGCGCCCGCGAACACCACGGCGAACAAGTACGTCTCGGCAGTCTCGGGCGTGCTCAGTGCTGCGGAGCGTGAATGGGCGTGGGGGAATACGGCGCCGGTCCTGCGGTTCTACGACGAGCCCGGGGCCAAAGACTTGTGCCCGGATCCGGCCCAGGTCAGGAAACTGGTCAGGGAATTACCGATTCATTCGTCCGACGTGGCGCTGTATGCGGTTTCCACGATGCACCGCCGGGCGAACGTGACCGGGCTCACCTGGCCGATGGTCAACTTCGAAATGCAGGCCGTGAAGGTCGCAGGGCAGCTCACGAAGAACGGGCAGCCGATCTACGTGCCACTCAACCCCACGGCGCTGGAAGTGCTCAGGCAGCGCCAGAAGGCCCCTGGGCGGCACAAGGACCTGGTGTTCCACTACCGGGGCGAGCCGATCTTCCACGTCACCACAGCGGCCTGGCACAAGGCGGCAGGCCGGGCCGGCATCGAAGGCACTACCCTGCACACCCTGCGGCATTGCGCGAACTCCTGGCTGGCGCAGAAAGGGGTGCCGCGGGAGATCCGGGCAAGGCTTGGAGGTTGGTCCTTGGGGGGCGATGCGATCGACGGCTACACGCACTTGTTCATCGACCACCTGCGGCCGTTCACGACGCTACTGCACGAGATCCTTGCCTACCCGTTACACGAAATCTGCACGACGACCAGAATCAAGGCGGGTGTCGATGAAAAAAACGCTTTAGAAACTGGGGTGGCCGATGGGATTCGAACCCACAACAACCAGAATCACAATCTAGTGCGCGGAAGGGTCGTTTTGCATTAAGGTTCAGCAACTTGGCAGCGCCGGCCCAACCCGATTCTAGCCGCCAAGCCAACTTATCCCCACTATGAGAAACTTCACTCACTACACGTTTTTTACACGGCGACCAGAATGAAACGTCAGGAAGAAGTCAACCTATGAAAACCGCTGACCTCGAAGGCGCGTTGATCGACTACTGGGTGGCCAAAGCGGAAGGCTATGCGATCACTTGGTGTAATCAACACGACGATCCGAACGACCTCTATTACCCTAACTTTTACTGGTCTGGAAACGATCTAACCGGAAAAAGGATCGTGGAATGCATGTTCCAGCCCTCAATGGACTGGTCCATCGCTGGGCCGATCATCGAGCGGGAGAAGATTTGTCTCGAATGGTCCACCGAAGGGTGGGACGCCTGCCGAATGACCGAAGAACTTGAGATGAAGATGATGCCTGACATACACCGTAAAGAAGGACCAACGCCTTTGTTGGCCGCCATGCGCTGCTTCGTGGCCCAAAAGTACGGCGAGGAAGTGCCGGACAAATGAACCGTCGCAGTTTCATTCAGTCGATTCTAGCCGCAGGCGTGGCGCCGGCATTCATCGGCTCGAACATCCTCATGCCGGTGCGAGCAATTCAAGTGTTCAGTGACGTGCTCCTGCCGTCGCCCATTATTCCGCCCGCGTTGATGGCGGGCGATCTTGTAGTTTTCGAGGGCGGGAAATTCAGAGTGGCAACGGCTCTCGACTACCAACTTTGCACCCCGGTCGGCATTTGGGACGGGGAGCGCAGCCAAACTGGCCCTGGCGTTTATATGGTCCGGGCTACTCCGCAATATCCACCGAATGGAGTCGGAACGTGAAAACCGCTGACCTCGAAGGCGCGTTGCTCGACACCGCGAACCTGCGCTACAAAGCAGAGGCCAGGCGCGAATGGGCGCTCCTTTGGGTGCTGGCCGGCGAAGTGCTGTTCTTCCACGAGCGACGGACGGGCGGTTGGCCGCTACCCCCTACTCCGCAATATCCACCATCACCCGCGCCCGCAGCTCCTTCGGCGTAGTCTTCAGCGTGCGCTGGTCGCGCGTGGCTTTGATTGCCTTCACCCTCGAAAGTATCTGGCTGCGCCCGATCCGGATCATCATGTCCGGGTTCGACTCGTTCCAGTCGAGCAATTCCTGACGCGCTGAATTCATCGCATCAGAATCCCCGTCGGCAATGGCATGCGCCCAACGAGCGGCAATGCCGGCCTCGATGACTTTGTGCAGGTTCACGTCCTCGAATATCTCGGTCAGGCGCCGGGATTGCGCCGCGATCTTGGCCGGCTGGAAGCCGATCGTCTTCACCATCGCATCCACGGCGTCGGCGTCCGTCACCAACCGGCCTTTCGTGTCCTTGTACTGGCCTGTGGCGAACATCTCGATGCCCTGCACGGCGTTTCTCAGGGCCACCGGGAGCACCGCGCGCGCAGCCGCACCCACATTGCCCTTGGCCGCCGCCTCGAGCGCATCCCCGGCGCTCTTCGCCAATCCGCCCACCGGCCCCACGAATTCGACAATATCGCGCATCTTGTTGGTCTCGGAGGGCTTCAGTAGGCCCGTGCCCGGGAACAGGTTGCCCAGTCCCAAGCGTGCCTGCACGTCCAGCGGCATGCCGGGAATCGCGCTCATGCCGTTCAGCACGAATTGCCCGACCTCTTCGCCGAACAGCCCTTCCACGGTCTCGCGCTTCCAGCGTTTCATGTTCGTGCCGTGCCCCATCCACTGCCCGAGGGTGTCGAGGATGTCGTCCGGGTCGTCGCCGCCCGGGAGTCCGTTCATGCCCGCGGCGAGAAAGAGCACTGCGGCGGCAATGGCCCGCTGTTGCGGCGGCAGGCGCTTGAGCCATTCCAGGTACGACACGCTGAATTGCTTGAAGGTGAACACCGTCGCGCCGATCGTGCCGCGCGCCCAGTTCGGCCGGTTTCCCCTGTTGTAGATGCCCTGGGTTTCCTCCACCGCCTTCACCGCGAAGTCGTACACCGTGTCCACACCGGCTTTTGCGAGCTCGTTCGGGGTCATGGTTTCCCCGATCCGATGGGCCGCAAGGAAGGTCGAGCGGCGGTTCCACGCTTCGGCCAGGCTGAAGAACCCGCCCCATACCCGCGTCACGCCGTGCAGGAGCTTCGAGCGCCCTGCCCCGCCCCGTGCGGTTGCCATGAGCTGGTAAATCTCGTGCGGCGCCACGATGCCCTCTTCGACCGCGACTTTCATGGCCTGCCCGGCTTTGTCGGCGGGGAAGTAATCCGACTTCGCCCCGTCCTTCATCGCCCGGCCCAGTTCGCTTGTCACCTTGGCCACACTAGCGAATTGCGTCAGGTACGGTGCCGTCATCAACACCGGCTGCGTCATGTTCACCAGGGCCGAGGCCATGGAGCCGCCGAGAAAGTGAAAGAACAGGTAGCCCCGCAGAGCTGCGGCCTCTTCGGTCGGGTCGGTCAGGTAGTGGTAAAGCCGGAACGCTTCGTCCTTGACGTCGCCCTTGTCCTTCGGGATCTCGTTCACCGCTTCCATTAGAGAAGCATGGTGGTAGTTGCCGCTCGCCGCTCGAGCGTTCGAGGCGATGAATTGCGCCAGCACCCGCACCACGTCGTCCGAATACCCCGGCACCGCCTTGCGCTGGATCAGCCGTTTCAGGGCCGAGCGATCGGACACCGCCTGCGCGATGTACTCCTGCATCAAGGGGTGCTCGTCAAGCCCCGCAATGTCGGCAAAGATGGCGATCGTATCGGGCGACATGCCCTTGAAGAGCTTGAAGGCTTCCTTCGACACCGGGCTCACTGAGACCGTCGCTTTCGGGAATTCCTCGCGCAGCGCCCGCGCCGCCTGGTTGGCCTGGGTTTCGGTTTCGTACATGGAGAAGTACCGGCGCTCGGTGCCGCCTTCCACCTTTTCCACCACGTCCACCGCGTAGCTGCCAAAGCGCATGAGCGGCATGTAACCCCCGGCCTGCAGCGCCTTCACGCGCTTACTGACTTCGGCCACCTTGTCGAGCGCCGTTTGCATGGCCTCGCCCTTCTGGCGATCGAGCCCCATGTTCCCGCCCACGTCGGCCGATGCCTGAATCCTGAAATTCACGTCCTCGAGCATCGTGGTCAGAGCATCCGTAATCCGCGCCTGAATGTCGTCCATGCTCTCGTCGGCATTGACCATGATCTCGTGCGTCTTCGCAATCCGCGCCATGATCGAGGCGCCCAGTTGCTCGAGCGACAGGTCCACCGCGTCCCGCCCCTGCCGGTACAGGGCAATCTGGCGATCGTTCAAACCGAACTTGCGGCGCAGCTCGCCGTTGTTCCAGACGCGCCCGTTCTCCGGGTTTTCCCCGCCGGCCAAGGTTCCATCGAACAGCGCCCGGGCAATCACGGGATGGTCCACCTTGTCCTGCCGGATTTGCTGCGTGATCTTGACCGGGTTCACGTCCGAGACCCGCTCGATCCGGTGCAGCAAGTCTTGGGCTTTGGCCTCGGCCTGTATTGCGAAGCGGCTCACGTCGACCAGGAATTCCTGCCCGAGTTTGAACACGCGCCCGAAGTGCGAATCCACCGTGGCCTTGTGGTACTGGGTGCCCACGGTTTTGTGCCACCAGTTGAACTTCTTGGACGACTGGAGAATGTCGCCCACGATCTTCTTTGCCTCGAATTCGGCGCGCTTCTGGCCCTTCGGGGTGCGAAGGTCAACACCCTCTGATCCCGTGAACATCTCGTTCTGGTCGTTGCGCGAGGCGAGGATGTTGGGGTTGGTGGGGTCGTAGGTGCCGCGGTTGCCGATGGCGGACTTGATCTGGTTGGGGTGGAAGGCGACCACCGTGTCGTCACCCAGAATTCCGTCGTACCCGCGCCGCTGCAGTTCTGCAGTAACACCTCGCCCGAGCGTTGACTCTAATTCCGCCGCGAGGCTCTCTGGCGCTGGTCTTTTGATTGATAGGTGCACCGGCATAACCCGCCCCCCAGTGTCGGACGGTTCCATACCGGCGTAGATGCTCGCTTCATCGGGCGTTTTACTGAAGTACATCCCCGGCCCGAGGTCCCCGTCGTCACCCGACTTGAACGCACTAAAATCTTGCCAAGTCCCGTGATACACAGTCAGGGGCTTGCCCTTCGCGTCGACCACCTTCGAATCTCCGAACCACTGCTTGAACTCAGGCGTCTGCGTCGCGAGCTTGATGCGCTCGGCTTGGGCTTTAGGGGATTGTTTGACGTCGGGCGCCTTCAGGAATTGCACTAGTTGATGGCGCGGCGGGCGCTCGCGCCAGTCGGTGACCGGCTCAAGGCCAAATTCCTTCCGAAGCGCGTTGTATCGCTCGCGCCCATGCGCGATCATGGCGCGGATAGGCGCGTCCTTCGCCGCTGACGCAAGGCGGCTCTGGTCGTAAGCGCCACCGAACAACCGCCCCTCATACTCCTGCGCTTCCTTCCAGTGGGCTTCGTCCCATGGCGCGCGCCCGTCCACCGAAGCCGCCGGCTCCGTGCGCACCGGGTAGCCCCTCGCCTCCCCTGCCTTCGCAATCTGCCGCTTCGCACTGGCTTCAACCAGCGTCCGGATGTCGTCGTCGGTCACGGTGCCCGTCAGCCCCAGGGTGCGCAGGAACGCCCGCACCGCGGCAATCAGCCTGCGGTAGAAGGGCAAGGATCTCCCGGCGGCCGTCTCGCCCACCTTGGCCAGCACTTCGGCCACGAAATCCTCGCTCTTCTCGTCGAGCTTCGGATGCTGCCTTTTCACCAGCGCCCAGGCCGCTTCCACCGCCGTCGCCTTGCCAGCAGCGTGCACCGAGCGCACATCGGCCACCAAGCGGTCATAACCCGCCTGGCCAAGCATCAACGGCAGGCCGTGGTGCTCGCCCATCTCGTGGAAGAACACCGGCACCACGCGATCTTTTGCAATGTTGGAGGCGACGATCCAGACCGCCCCCTTGCCGTCGCGGGCTTTCACGTCGTACCAGCCCTCTTCGATCGTTGTTCTGGAACGCAGGTTTGGCGGGAGTCCCTCGGGGGTGCGGGCGATATTCAGCAGGCCGGAGCTCAGGGCGCGGTCAATGCCAGCGCCAAACTTGCCCTTGAGGATGGCGATGATTTCATCTACCGGAGTGCCGGTTTCGGATGCACCAGCGCCACGCGAGGCTTGCGGCTTTCTGAACGGGTCTGCACCCCATGCCGCAGCGCGGTCGGCCTTGACAATATCCCGCTCCGTGAGCACAATCTTTTCTGCGCTCCGCGTTGGCATCTTCTCGGGCAATTGTAGCCCTGTGAATCTCTGCCACTCGGGGCGTTTTTCATTGTTGACGTACCGCAGCCGATCCTGAAACCACCGCTTCATTGTGGCTTCGTGGTCGTTGCGTGGATACGCACTCTTGACCTCGTTGGCGGCAACCCGGCGAATCTCCATATTCGGGTGCACGGCCACAATCACCGGGCGGCCGTCCGATTTCACAAGATCGGTTGCAACAACGACCGCGCCAGGCACGGTCGCGGAGTCGAACACCGCGACTGGATCGGCCAGCAAATCGGCCAATGCCTTCATTTCACGCGACAGCACGCCGTGGTCGAACACCGACTTCTCCGCGTTGCTCTCGATAATCCCCATCGGTAAGGGCTTCATGCCAAGCCGACGAAGCACGGCCGGTGTCTGACCGAGATAGAGCGGCTGCCCGGACATTTCGCCGCGCAGGATCGCGTCAATTCGATCAGCCAACTCTTGCCGGCCTGCGGCATCGCTGTCCGGCTCTACGTTCTCGAACTTCGCCTGCACCAACCCCGTGAGCATGTCCTTCGATAGCCGCTCGCCCGTTCCATCCAGCACCGCCTGCAGGCCCTTGAGCACCGCCGCGTCCGACTTCGCGCCGAACAGGGCTTTGATCTTCTGCACCAGCTCGCGCAGCCATTGGCGAGCTTTAGCCACCCACGATTGCGCCTCGTAGCGCGCGCCCATGATCCGGCTTGCGTTCACCGCCCAGAATTCGGACAGGTTCGTGAACTGGTAGAACCCGTATTCCACCTTGCCGTAGGTGATGGCGTGCGTGACGCGCCGGTAAGCCTTCGTGTCCCCGGCCTGCGCCAGCACCATGTCCTGCAAAATCTGCCGCTCGGCCTTCGTGCCCTTGTTCCAGGCGCGAAGCATCTGCCGCTCGTATTCCTTGGCGATGCCCCGTTGCACTTCGGGCGGCATCATGCGCTCTGTGTGGTGCAGGATCTCGTGCACCGTCGTTTCGGTGTTCTTGCTCGAGGTCGCGTAGATCGCCACGCGCGAATAGGGGTTGTACTGCCCTGCCGAGCCGCCGTTGATCTTCTCCCGGATGGAGATTCCCAGGTCCTCGGCCACCTGCGGCGAGCGTTCGAGCAGCCACAGGGCGAAGTCTGTTTGCTCCGCGGTCAATTCCCCCAACCGGCCGGCGCGGATCAGCCGCTCCTTGAACCACTCCGCCCCCCGCACGCGGTCCCTACTCCCTTCCTTGATCTCGCGGATTTCCTTGCGCGTCGTGAGCGCCCCGAGAAGATCGCGCACGTTCTGCGCGAATTCCTCGTTGGTGATCTTGCCGGCATCCAGCTTGCCAAGTGACTTGCGCAGCGTGTCCGGCACCCGCACCTGCGGCACGGTCATGGGCTCGATGTTGTTGAGGGCAATGCCGCGGTCGGTTTCCTTCGTTTCAACGGTTTTGAAAAACTCGTCGAATGCGGCCCGGATGGCAGGCGACTCGGCAGAAAGCGGATACGGGTAGGTATCGCCCTTCTCGATCCCGAGTTCTGTGGCAGCGTTCCAGTAGTCCTCGGACACGATGTTGGCGAGGTAGTCGTTGGAGGCGCCCTGGTCTTGAAGTTTGGCGACGACATAGCTTTCAAACGACCGCGCAGCCAACTCAAGACTGGTCGCCCAATACGGTTTGCTCCGCGTCTCGTCGAGTTTGCGCGAGCGGGCAATGAGCTTTCCTGCGTTGATTGCCTGCATGACGCGCTTGAAGGCTTGGACCATCTCGGGCCGCACACCCTCTCCGCGCGCTTCCGGGATCTCGGAAATGTACCCGCCCTTCTCGCCTCGCATCCTGGCGAAGTAGTTGTCGAGCGCATGGAAAAATTCGTGCGCGAGACTGCCCGCACCCCGCTTGCGGGTAAGGTTGATGACCACGCGGCTGTCGGTGACTTTTCCCGTGGTGTCCGGTTCGTAGTGCGCGGCAGGGGCGTTCTTTCCGCCAGTCCCGCGAGCACCGAAAGCAATCCCAAGCTCGCCATTCAGCGACAGGGCTTTCGGCGGAATGTCCAGCACTCCGGCCAGGTCCATCAGCGCGTCGTAGGTCTCGTTCAGGTTTGATTGCCGCTCGGCCTGCGGCATAGAATTTCCGAATTGTCCTCCGCGGAATCCAAAGGTTTCGGTGAATTGCTCTGGCGTCACGTCGGCGCCGTTGCGATGATCTTCGCCCACGCGAGGCGAGTTTGATTCGCGGCGCTCGCTCGGAACGTCCTTGAATTTCTCAAGCATCGCTTCGAGTTCTGCTTGGTGCCCGTCCTTCCACTTCCTGACTTCCTTGATGTCGGTGAACCCGCCTTTCAGTTCGACGACGTTCTTGCCGATCTTCTTCCCGATGAAGTACGCCTTCTCGCCACGGCGCGAGTAGATGCTGAAGTCAGCCTTCTTGACGCCTTCCTCTGGCGCGGCTTCGCTCCACTTCGCCTTGAAGTTCTCGATGGCCTCTTCGCGCGTGTCGCCGGTCGCGTAGGTCTTGGGCCAGCGGGACATCAGCGTGTTCTTTTCCTTGCCCTCGATGCTCCAAATGAGTTTCGGCGGGCTGTACGAAACCCCACCGTGTACGCTGTACTCGCCGCGAGCGATGCTGATTCCCTTGAGGCTCTTTTCGTGACCGAGGATGCCGTACAGTTCGGCGCGATCTTGAATAACCGTCAATTTCTCGAAGCCCTTGAGCTTGGAGCGCAACTGGTCAACGGGAATTTCGCCCGCCAAAATGGCGTTGCTGGTCTCGCGCAGGCTGCTGACCCGCTTGACCCATGACTCAAGCCTCCAGGAGCGCATCGGCTTGGTCGGAACCTCGTCCCGGGCGGCGTGGACAAAGCCAACGGCGAACGGATCGGCGCCCGCTTCGAGCAGCTTCTGGTAGTCGGGCTCAGGCCAGGACTTCGACAGGGGCTCTTTGGCGATGTCGACTTCCGCGGCTTCCTTCAGCGCATCGCGGTAGGAGGCGGCGTAATCTTTTCTGGCACCCTCGAGCTTTTTGCCGAAATCGCCAAGGCCCGGCTTCTCGGTGG